CAGCGTTATCAAGTTCCTACAAACGGACAAGCTACTATCCTAGCTGGTGCTGATTTGTATCAATCTGATTTTGGTGTATTGCAGATCGTTCCAAACCGCTTCATGCGTACTCGTGATGCCCTCGTACTCGATCCAGAGTATGCAGCTTTGGCATACTTGCGCCCATTCCAAACAATCGAATTGGCAAAAGTTGGCGATGCAGACAAGACACAAATCTTGGCTGAATTAACACTCGAAGTTCGTAACGAAGCTGCTCATGGCGGTGCATTTGACTTGTCATAAGTAGTAGTTTTAAGTAGAATCAGGGGTGGGATAACTCACCCCTTTTTCTATGATTACTTATCTTCAAGGTGGTTTAGGCAACCAAATGTTCCAGTATGCTTCTGGACTTGGGGTAGCTGAACGACTAAAAGAAGCGTTGTTTATAGACAACACTTTCTACAATCAGCATAAACACAGGCAGTATGAACTAGGTTCTTTCCCAATATCGGCACAAATAGCACAACAAATATCTACGCCAATATTAGAAAAAGGCTTTAAATTTCAAGAAATATCCCAATCTGGGACTATGGTAGGTTACTGGCAATCAGAGAAATACTTTGAGCATATTGCTGACAAGATCAGACAAGAGTTCAAGCTGCCAAAACATGACATAGATTCAGATATGGTCGCAGTATCCGTTAGGCGTGGAGATTATCTAGCGCTTGGCGATGTGTTCCACAATCTAGATGAAGAATATTATGGGGATGCTAGAGAAGTATTCCCAGATGCTACTTTTGTAGTATTTTCTGATGATCCTGAGTGGTGCGAACAAAACCTAGAATGGGCAGATGTAGTTGTAAAAGGCAATCCAGCAATTGTAGATTTAGCTTTACTGGCATCATTTAAAAATCATATAATAGCTAATAGTAGTTTTGCCTGGTGGGGTGCATGGTTAGCCGATGGAGATACAGTAGTAGCTCCTAGAGATTGGTTTACCAACGGCCTTGATACAACGGATTTGATTCCTGATAGGTGGATTAAGATTTGAAGAAAATACTAGAAGTTGAAAATGGCGTTGTTAGAACAGCATACGATGATGGTAATGGTGGCTTATTAATTAAGCACTCTACTGATCTGACGGATTTCATCGAGCATACAAAGGCTCAATTTAACGACAATAGCGGAACTACTGGATGGGGTGATAATCCCATTGATCGTAAGAACAAGATTGCCTCTTTGCCTACAGAGATCATTAATGAACTCAATACAAAAGGCATCATGCGTGGTTATTACATCATGGATCAAAAGGCTATGAAGAAATGGCTAAATGATCCTGATAATAGGGTATTTCGTACTCGTGGGGGTACAGTATGAGCAGAATTGCTATCTGTATACCAGCTAGGGGTCAAATGGAGGTGGCTACAGCGTTTGATTTAGCAGCGTTAGTAGGTTACACCATTAAGACTTCTAAACACGATCTAGACATCTTTACGGCTGCTGGAACGCTTATATTTGACCAGCGCAATAATTTGGTTAAGACTGCATTAGAAACAAAAGCAGACTATGTGCTGTTTATTGATGCAGATATGAGATTTCCAAAGGATACCTTAAAGATTCTAATGTCCCATAATAAAGACATTGTTGGTGTAAATGCTACAACTAGATCTGAGCCAGTAATTCCTACAGCTAAGAATATTCAGATTAATGAGAATGGATCTATAACCTGGCTTCCTGTTTATTCTAACAAGATGAAGGGTATTAGCAAGGTAGACGGCATTGGATGTGGGATTCTTTTAATTAAGACATCAGTATTTAAAAAGATTGAACGGCCTTACTTCTACTTTGAGCAATTGCCAAATGAGAAGATTTTGGGTGAGGACATCTATTTCTGTATCAAATCCAAAGATGTTGGCATAGATACTTGGGTAGATCACGACTTATCTATGGGCATAAGGCATATTGGTAGCTATGTTTATAGCTGGGAAAATATTAGTAAAGATTAAAGGCGATTATGTCATTCACTAGCTATTCTGCATTAAAAACGGAGATTGCTGATTATTTAGGCCGTTCAGACCTAACAAGCAAGATTCCTACATTTGTTACATTGGCAGAATTACGCTTATCTCGTGATTTGCGTACTCGTAAGATGTTAGCGTCTGCTACTTCAACAATGACTGCTGGTGATGGAAAAATGGCATTGCCAGCAGATTTCCTTGAGATGCGTAATATCTATACTCAGGGCAATCCTCGTATGCCTGTTACTTATCTATCTCCTAGCGCATTTATGCGTGATGCTAGAGCAGATGAGTCTGGTTTACCAGTTTTTTACACAGTATTGGGAGCAGAGTTTGAGTTTGCACCAAAGCCTGATACAGCTTATGTAGTGGAGATCCTTTATTTTGCTAAACCTACAGCTATGTCTGACAGCGTTAGCTCTAATGCTTTTCTGGCTAACTATCCTGACGCTTTGCTATACGCTTCTCTTTTAGAAGCTGAGCCATACCTAATTAATGATGCCAGAGTAGCAACTTGGGCAGACTTATATAATAGAGCCATACAAAACATTAATAGCTCTGACCAAAATTCGGAATACTCAGGTGTTCCATTAACAATGCGTGTTACTTCTAGATAAGGAATCAAAATGGCTGAAATGTCAAACTACCTCGAAAATGCGTTGATTAACGCAACTTTGAGAAATACATCGTACACATCTCCAACTACAGTTTATGTAGGCTTGTTTACATCTGATCCTACTGATGCTGGTAGCGGTACAGAAGTTGCTGGTGGATCTTATGCTCGTAAATCAGCAACCTTTGCTGCTCCTAGCAATGGTGTATCGACTACTTCAGCAGATATTACTTTTGACCAAGCCTCTGCATCATGGGGAACTATTACCCATATCGCTATTTATGATGCTTTGACTACAGGCAACTTGCTGTATCACACACCTTTAAATACTTCTAAGACTATCGACTCTGGAGATATTTTTAAGATTGCATCAGGTAGCTTAACTGTTACATTGGCATAATGGCTTTAACCCTCGAACAGTTAGATCAGTTCGGGACTTTAGAGCAAGTACCATACTCGTTTGACCATAATTGGGAAGTAGACGAAGTATGCGGTAATTGGCGATTAGAGGACATGGATTCTTTAGGGAATCTAGATCAGCTCACAGTATCGTTTGATGACCCAGTATGGAATACTTTATGCGTTAAGTTCCCAGGAGCTGCTATATCTGCTAATGCAAGTGTAGTAGCTGATGGATCTCGCACAAGAACTGGTGTAGCTGATATTGCTGCAAATGCAACAATCGTTGCTTTAGGAATCAGAGTAGCAGTAGCAGAAGCAGTTATTACTGCAAATGCTCAAGTGGAATCTGAGGCTTATAGGATTAGAGAGTCATCAGGCTCAATAGACGGCTCTGCAAGCGTTGAAGCTGCTGGAGCTAGGGTAGCAGTAGGCGAAGGACAAATAAATGGATCAGCAAGCGTTGTTGCAACAGCAATCGCAGTATTTACAGGAACAGGCACTATCAACTGTCAAGCGGATGCAGAATCAACTGGCATACGGATACGCACTTCTGTCGGTGCAATTACGGCAAGTGGAGCAGTTAGTGCAGATGCCGTCAGAGAAAGAACAGCCGAAGGACAAATAGATGCAACTGCGTTAGTAACTGCTAACGGAGGCGTTGAGTATTCTGGAGATGGCGCAGTAGTTTGCGAGGCTTATGTAGATGCAGAAGCTAGAACTATCTATGCTGGAAATGGCACGATAAACAGCACAGCTTCTGTAGTATGCGCTGGAAATAGATTAGGCGATAATTGGACAAATGAAACTGCTGGATCAGAATCTTGGACAGGAATTGAGCCAAGTACAGATACATGGACTTTAGTTACTAGCGGATCAGAAGATTGGACTCCAGTTACAGAATCTAGCGACACTTGGACAAATAACAATATTGGAAGCGAAACATGGCGCTAAGTAGAATTACATTAGGAGAATGGACTCCTGACCAGCCAGGACTTGCAAATGGCTTACAAAGAGCTGAGAATGTATATCCAAAGGCCGTTGGTTATGGAGTAGTCCCTACTATAGTGGACTATTCTGCTGCTGCATCTGAAAGCCTAAACAATGTAGTAGCTGGTCGTACTACTGTTGGCGGTACTATTCTGTTTGCTGGTGGAGCTACTAAGCTATTTAAACTAGATTCAGCAGACCTATCTATGGACAATGTGTCCAAGTCTGGTAACTATACAACTCCTACAGATCAACGCTGGAGATTTACCCAGTTTGGCGATGTCGTTATTGCTGCTAATGGATACGATAAATTACAAGGATACAATGTTAATTCAGCTTCCTTATTTGCTGATTTAGCTGCTGATGCTCCTACTGCTAAGTTTGTAACGATTGTGCGTGATTTTGTAGTATCTGGAAATATTCAGCCAAGCAATCCTAATCGAGTCCAATGGTCTGCATTAAATGATGAATCAAGCTGGACTACTAGCGCAACAACTCAAGCAGATTATCAGGATATTCCCGATGGTGGAACAGTAGTCGGCATTACTGGTGGAGAATTTGGGCTAATCCTAATGGATCGCTCTATCTATCGTATGTCTTATGTTGGCAGCCCATTAGTATTCCAGTTCGATAACATTACTCGTAACTTAGGCTGTTATGAGGCAAATTCGGTTATTCAGTACGCTGGAATGACATTCTTCTTAGGTGATGATGGATTCTATGCTTGTGATGGACAAACAATCCTACCGATTGGTAATGAGAAAGTAAATCGCTACTTCTTTGACGATGTAGATCAAGGCACTATTTATTTAATGTCTGCTGCTGTAGACCCAGCTAAAAAGCTCATTATTTGGGCTTATGCCTCTAAGAACTCAGCAACAGTAGATAAGTTAATTATCTACAATTTTCAGACTCAGAAATGGTCTAGTGGCACTACAACAGCAGATCGCATTGCAACAACCTCTACACCAGCAGTAACATTAGAGGGTATGGATGCTTACGGAAACTTAGATACCATTATGACTAGCTTTGATAGCCGTCTATGGTTAGGCGGTAGATTACAGTTAGCTGGAGTAAATGGCACAAAGATTGTTACCTTTACTGGCGCTAACGCAACAGCCTATTTAGAAACTGGTGATATTGAAGTGCCAGGGGCTACATCTGCTATTACTATGGTTAAGCCACTTGTAGATAATGGCTCTGCTAATGTGGCAGTAGCAACAAGACGATTATTAAATGAAACTGTTACTTACGGAACGGCAGCATCATCTGATTCTGAGAATCGTGTAAGTATTCGTAGCGTTGGTCGCTATCATCGTTTACAATTATCACCTACAGGATCGTGGTCTACTGCGATTGGAATGGATATAGAGCTGAATGGTTTAGGAACTAGATAATGTTTAGACGATTACCCCCTTTTGGTGGAGATCAGCGAGCTGTCGCTGAAGTCGTTAATAACATTATGGATGGCAAAACCAACAATACTGGTTCTGTTACTTTAGCTACAGGCAATGCAACTTCTACAACCATTACGGATGCTCGTATTGGTATAGATAGCGTTATATTATTAGTTCCAAAATCTGCTGCTGCTTTTGCTGATACTGCTCCTTATGGCGCATTTCAAGATTCCACAGATCAATCGGCAGCAAGCACTACAGTCGCATATCCAATGACATTTAACACTACAGATTTTTCTAATGGTGTTTATTTATCTAATAGTAGTCGTTTGAATGTCAGAAATGCTGGTATTTACAATCTGCAATTTAGCGTACAGCTAGAAAATACAGATAATGCACAGCATGATGTAGATATTTGGTTCAGAAAAAACGGCACTAATATTACAGCATCAAATAGTAAGTTTACTGTTCCAGCAAGAAAAAGTGCTGGCGTTTATGGTCATATTATTGGAGCTATAAATTATTTTGTAGAACTAGCAGCAAATGATTATGTTGAAATTGTATGGCGAACAGAAAGTACAGCAGTTACATTAGAACAAACACCAGCAGAATCTAGCCCAACAAGACCAGCAACACCATCAGTTATAGCAACTATGCAATATGTTGCTCCTAATGCTATGGATAATGTATATATCAGCTCACAAGCAAACGGAAGTGCAGTAATTTCTCATTTTGCCAACAGTACGGCAAGCAAAACTTATAAATATGTAATAGTAGGATAAAAGGAAAAGTCATGGCAACAGTAAGTACAACATCTAGTATTGATCCAGGCATATTGCCGTATATCACTACTGGCCTAGAGAGAGCTAAAACTCTATTCTTGGGCGATCAACAGCCTTCAATGTATCCTGGGCAGACTTATGTAAGTCCATCTGAAGAAACAATGACTGCGCTGCAACAACAGCAAAACATTGCTCAACAGCAAAGCCCTTCATTGCAAGTTGGTCAAAATGCTTACTTGCAATCCTATGGTGGTTTAGCTAATACTGCTGCTGGTGGATTTTTACAAGGAAATCCATATCAGCAACAAATGGTAGAAGCTACTGCTAGACCATTGATCCAACAATATAGCAATCAGATTTTGCCTGGTATTGCTAGTCTTTATTCTAAGTCTGGTCGTTATGGCTCTGGAGCTATGCAAAATGCGTTAGGTCAAGCTACCGAGCAATATGGTCGTGCTTTAGGTGATGTATCAACAAACATCATCGGTAATCAATACGAGCAAGAACGAGCAAGACAGCAACAAGCTATGATGGGTTTAACTAACATAGCTCAAGCTGCTCCTAGTATCTATGGGCAACAATATTTGCCATCTCAGCAATTAGCTCAAGTTGGCGCACAAAGAGAAGCGATTGCAGCACAGCCATTACAAGAGGCTATGCAGCGTTATTCTTTTGGTCAGCAATTGCCATACCAACAGCTATCTGGGTATTTATCATCTGTATATGGTAGCCCTACAGCAAGTTATGGCACTACTAGCCAAAATATGTCTACTAATCCAACTGTAGGCGCTTTAGGCGGTGCTTTAAGCGGTGGATTACTAGGTATGGGATTAAATTCTGCTTTCCCAGGATTATCTAGCTCTATGGGTTCTTATACAGCTCCATTGTTAGGTGCTTTAGGTGGTGGATTGTTAGGTGGATTTGCTTGATATTTGAAAAACTCAAAAACAATCGGTTTGATGAGTTTTTTGATTTAGTTACCAAAATGGTAGCTGAAGCAGAGTTTTGTGAAGCAGTACCAGAAGTAGAAAAGATTAAAAAGATGTTCAATATGCCAAACATTGTAGTATTTGGCGCTATTGAAAATGATAAGTTAATTGGGTTTATTTCTGGTATTTATAACGAGTATTTTTTTAGCAGCAAGAAAAGAGTTAGCGATTTAGGTTTTTATGTTTTGCCAGAATATAGAGGCACAAGAGCATCTATTCGGTTGCTTAAAGATCTAGAAAAATGGGCTTTAGATTTAGGTTCAAAAGATTTATGTTTAGGGCAAACAACAGCAGTAAACATTGAAAAGACTCAAAAGTTTTATGAAAGATTAGGCTATAAAACTGTTGGGTTTAATACTATTAAACATCTAGGAATTTAATTATGTGCGGTGGAGTCATTGAAGATGTAGGAAATGCCATATCAGATGTAGTGTCTGGTGCTGGTGATGTACTTGCTCAAATTGATCCTGGCCCAGCATTAGGAGATGTTGCTGAAAGTATTGGTAATGTAGGAGAGCAAGCATTTCAAGGAGTTGGAAATGTTGTTGAAGATGTAGGTCAAGGAATTGGTGATGTAGGAGTTAGTTTAGATCAGGCAGTTAATCAACTGCCTGGTGGCTGGACATTACCAGCAGCAATTGCTGCAACTATTGCTGCTCCTTATGCTGCTCCATATTTAGCCGAAGCATTTGGCGGTGGAGAAGTATTAGGTGGCTTGCTAGGTGCAGAAACAGCATTTACTCCAGCAGAAATAATAGCCTCTGGTGGATTTGTTCCAACAGTAGAAGGCGCTAGTTTTGCATTGCCAGCTACAGGAGCAATTGCAAGTGCAGCAGCTCCTGTTGCAACATCTACATTAGCAGAAGGTGTAGCTACATCAGCTAAAGCAGCAGCACAAGCTATTGCTAGTTCTGGTTCTGCTAGTGAAACATTAGGCTTACTATCAAACCCTATTATTAAATCAGCTTTAACTGGCTCTGGAATGGGTGCATTAACAGGCGGTGTTACATCGCTGCTAACTGGTCAAGATGCGCTTAAAGGCGCTTTGATTGGTGGCGCTACAGGCGGTGTTTTAGGTGGTGGAGAAGCTGCATTATTCCCTGGTGGTATTAACCTAGTTTCCAATCCTATTGCAAACGCTGGTTTATTAGGAGCTGGTCGTGGCGCTGCTGGTGGAGCATTAAACACATTGTTTGGCGGTGGCGATCTTAAAAAGAATATGTTGTATAACGCTATCGGTGGCGGTGCGTTAGGTGCTGGATCTGAATACTTCTTCCCAACTGCATCAGCAAATGTTGCTAATCCAAGCGAAAGATTTGCAAGCGTTAAAGAATCATTACAAAATGCTAATCAATCTTTAGATTATTTCAATAATTTGAAGTATGGTGATGTATCCAATATGGGCTACGCTGGAGATAACTATTCTGGACAAGGAATTAACCCAGCACTAAGAACTGGTGGTGGCTATGATGTATTAAGTCCTGAGTACATTACTAATCGTGGTGGCTATGGCGTTGGTGGATATAGCGGAATTGGTTTAGATCCAGCAATTGAACAGTTATATGGTGGAATTGGTTTAAACCCTAACCTTAACTACAATACTGCTGGATTAGCTAATACTGCTGAAGCACTTTCACAAGCATCTGGGGTAGATATTAATCGTGCAGAATTTGCTGGTCGTGGTGGATTAACTGCTGACCAAGAAGCTGCACTAGATCGTGCTTTAACTGCTGCTGATTATGCAACTCCTTCTAGCTGGTTTAGTGGTTTAGGAAACTTAGGTGCTTTATTAGGAGCAAAAGGTTTAGGTGGTTTAGGCGGTGGTGGCGGTGGAGCTGCTGCAAGAGGCGCTGCTGGAGGTTCTTTTGTTCCAAAAGGAATGGTAGATTACTCTGGTATTCTTAATTTATTAGCACCAAAAAGCTCTACACGAGCATCATTATTAGGATAAGAATATGGCAATGGAAGATTTAGCACCAGGAATGTTTGGACAGTTTCCTGATATGTCTGGAGCATTATCTCCAGAACAAGCACAAGCAATTCAATCTAACGCTGCTAAACAAGCATTATTAGCTAGTGCCGTAACCATGCTTGGTATGTCTGGCGCTCAACGAGTTCCTGTTAGCACAGGGCAAGCTATTGGCGCTGCACTAGGTGCTGGAGCTGGTGGCTATCAAGGGTCTTTTGATAATACACTTAAGCAACTGATTGCTGCTCAACAGATGCAAGAATATCGCACAAAAGCAGATGCTCGTAGAAAATATGAGCAAGCTCTTGCTGGCGCTACTACAAGACAGCCACAAAATATTCCAATGGCTCAAGGCCAAGGATCTCAGCTAGAAATGCTATCTCGCCCTGAGTTTGGTGGAGATATGGCAGAGGCTGAAACTGTAGGTGCTTTAAGAGCCAACTTGCCAATGAGAGAAACTGTAGATGCTGGTAAAGCAAATCAAGCTGTATTAGATTATCTACGAGCTACAGATCCAGTAAAGTTTTTGGAATTAACTGCTACAAAACCAGAAGCTACACCAGCAGCTATTAAAGAATATCAATTTGCTGTAGGTCAAGGATATAAAGGCACATTCCAAGATTTTCAATTAGCTCAGAAATCTGCTGGCGCTCCAAGAACAATAGTAGATATGACAGGCGGTCAAAAAGGCTTTGATAATGAAATGGGATTAAAGAAAGCATTTTCACAAGAGCCTGTTTATAAGGCTTATGGAGAAATGCAATCTGCTTATGGTCAAATTACAGACTCATTAAAAGCAAAAAGTCCTGCTGGAGATTTGGCTGCTGCAACCAAGTTTATGAAGTTGCTTGATCCAGGCTCAGTAGTTCGTGAATCTGAATTAGGTATGGCAATGGCTGCATCAGGAGCGTTAGATCGTGCTAAAAACTATGCACAAATGCGTATTTCTGGAACTAAGCTAACAGAAGATCAGCGTAAAGATTTTGAAAAGCTATCAACTGATTTATTTAGCACAGCTACAGGGGCTTATAATCAGAAGCGTGGTGAATTTGAACAAATGGGCGCTGATTATGGTTTAAATGCCAATCGTGCCTTAGGCGCACCAGCTAAGATGCCAAGCAAAAACATTAAGGTTAATTACTAAGATGCCATATTCCATTACTACAGAAGATGGAATTACGATTGATAATATCCCTGATACAGTCGATCCTAATTCTAAAGAGTTGCGTGATCGTGTAGCATCTTTGCGTGGCGGTGAAGCTCCAGCGCCTAAAAAAGAAATAAAAACTACTGTAGCTCAAGATGTAGAAGCTGGTGTACGAGATATTCCTCGTCAATTAGGATTAACGGCTAGAGCTGCTGCAACTGGCGCTGCTGGTTTGCCTGTTATGGCTGGGGATGCTTTAAATAGCTTATTAAATATGATCTCAGGCGGTGTTAATCGTGCTGTTGGTACAGAAATTCCAGCACTACAGATGCCTAGCCAAGCATTAAAAAGTGTATTAACAAGCGCTGGATTGCCAGAACCAGCAACAAAGACTGAGCGTGTAGTGCAAGATGTAGCTTCTGCTATGTCAGGCGTAGCTGCTCCAGCAGCAGCCGTAAGAGGCATAGATCCTAATGTATTAACTCGATTCCTAACAGAGAATATTCCATTGCAAGCTGGCGCTGCCGTAGGTGGTGCTGGTGCTTCTGCTGCTGGTAGAGAATATGCTGATGTAGGCGCTGGTGGTCAGGCTGGATTAGCTTTATTGGGTGGAATGGTAGCGCCTAGTAGTATATCTGGTGGCGCACAAGTAGCTGGTCGTGCAGCTAAAGAAGTTGTAAGGCCATTTACCCAAAGTGGTAGAGAAGCTATTGTTGGAAAAGTATTAGAGCAATTAGCTAATGCTCCTAAAGGATTAGCTCAACGCTTAGAAGAATATCAGCCAACTATCGGTGGATACAAGCCTACTACTGCACAAGCAAGTCGTGATGTAGGATTAATTGCTGCTGAAGCTCCTATTCGTGCTATGGATACTACAGGGCAGTTTGCTGCTCAAGCATCTCAGGCCAATAAAGCTCGTATGACCATCTTAGATCGTATGGCTAAAGACCAAGATGCTGTAACCCAAGCCATTGCAAAGCGTGATGAAGTTACTGCTCCAATGCGTGAGGCTGCATTTTCTGCATCTACACAGACTCCAGAACAGATCCAATCTGCTACTGCTTTAGTGGTAAATAAACAAATTAATAACATTCTAAATTCTGATGTGGGTAAACGAGCCACAGTCCAAAAAGCAATGGCATTTGCTCAAGATTCTATCAATAGAGCAGATACAGTAGGTTCTTTATATGAGGTTCGTAAAGACTTAAGAGCTGCTGCACAAGGGCTATTAGATAAAGAAGGTTCTGCTTATAGCCTTGCAAATAAAGAGCTAAATACTGTTATTCGTGCTGTAGATGATGTTATTGATTCCTCTGCTCCTGGATATAAGGATTATTTATCTAAATACGCTCAAGCAAGTAAAGGAATCGAGAAGTTAGAGGCTGCACAGACATTTAGATCTAAAGTATTGTCTACAACTCCTGATCCTATCAATGTTGGCGATTACATGATCTCTCAGCCTAGTTTCCAAAGGGCTATCCGTTCTACTGCTAAAGATACTAAGTTATCTGAAATGCAAGTTCGAGTGCTTGAGAAAGTTGGTCGTGATTTAGATGATGGAGTTTTAAATCGTTCTGGAAAAGTGCCAGGATCGGATACATTTAAAAACTTATCTACTGCCAATGTTATTGGTGGAATCATTGGTAAGCAAATGTTTGGAGAAGTGCCATCTGCCGTTAATAAGGCCGTTGCACCTTTAAATTGGCTTTATAACGGAACAGACGATCAAATCAGAGAATTACTGGTTCAATCTATGTTAGATCCAAAACTTGCATCAAGACTATTAACCAAAGCATCTAATACAAATGTAGAACCACTAAGCAAAGAATTGCAGAAGAAAGCAATAAATATTGGTTATGGTGCTGCTTTTGGCTTATCAGAATAACGCAATATAGATATAATAGGAACAATCATGGCATATACAAAATACTCCCTTACTCCAGCATCTAATAATGCTGCTCCTCCAGATGGCGCTCCAGAAGGGATGCTCCCATCAGCCGTAAACGATACTATGCGTGATATGATGGCGCAGATTCGTGATTGTGGCGATGGTCTGCGTGATGGTACTTATACCATGACTGCCGTTAAGATTACTGGCGGTACTATTACTGGTATTACCGATTTAGCCGTAGCTGATGGTGGTACAGGTGCAAGCACTTTAACAGGCGTTTTAAAGGGTAACGGAACTTCTGCGTTTACAGCAGCAACTGCTGGAACAGACTATGTAGCGCCTGGCACAGCCACAACATTTACAGCTTTACAAACTTTTACTGGCACTTCATCAAATGCAGATATAAAAACTTCAAATATTCTTGAGGCTGCAACTGTATCTGCTACAGCAGCAACAGGCACAATTAACTATGATGTAACCACTCAATCAGTTTTATATTACACAACTAACGCATCAGCAAACTGGACAGTAAACTTTCGTGGTTCGTCTGGAACTTCTCTTAATACCATTATGGCTACAGGAGAATCTATCGCTGCTACTTTTTTAGTAACCAATGGCTCTACTGCTTATTACAACAATGCTTTGCAGATTGATGGAACTTCAGTAACCCCTAAATGGCAAGGTGGAACAGCTCCTACTAGCGGAAATGCTAGTTCTGTAGATGTTTATACTTATGTCATCGTAAAAACTGGTTCTGCTACATATACTGTTTTTGCTTCCGTTACTAAATTCGCTTAAGGATTTATAAATGCCTCGCTTATCTAAAGTTGGCGCAGCTTGCGTAGCAGCATTTGGTTTTACAGGATCTACTGCTGCAATTATTACTGCTAATTATCTTATTGTTGCTGGCGGTGGTGGCGGTGGAACACCTCTTGGTGGAAATAATGCTGGAGGTGGTGGCGGTGGCGCTGGTGGTTATCAAGCTAGTACAACAACAATTGTATCTAATCTAACATATACAGTAGTTGTAGGAGCTGGTGGATCTAATGGTGGTGCTGGAAATGCTGGAGTAAATGGATCTAATTCTTCTTTTGGAGCATTGACTGCATCTGTTGGTGGTGGTGGTGGAGGCAATACTGGTGGAGGTAGTTCTGGCGGTTCTGGTGGCGGTGGTGGTTTTGCAAGCGGTGGTGGATCAGGAACATCAGGTCAAGGTAATAATGGTGGTAGTGCTGCTACTGGAGTTTCTCCTTGGCCTAATGGAGGCGGTGGAGGCGCTGGCGCTGCTGGTGGAAATGCTAGTGGATCTGTCGCTGGTGCTGGTGGTAATGGTTTAGCATCTTCTATTACTGGAAGTTCCGTAACCTATGCTGGTGGTGGAGGCGGTTCAGCTTATGGCGCAACTGGTGGTGTTGCTAATGGCGGTGGATCTGGCGGTGGTGGAAATGGTGGTCAAACATCACCAGCAACCAATGGTGGAGCTAATCTTGGAGGTGGAGGTGGTGGTGGTTCTTCTGGTGATGGAAATATATATTATGGTGGCTCTGGTGGTTCTGGAGTTGTAATCATTTCTTACTCAGGAGCGCAAAAATTTAGTGGCGGTACTGTTACATCAAGCGGTGGAAACACAATCCATAAATTTACTTCTTCTGGTAGTTTGACCCCATTATAATTATTAAAGCTATTAGGAGTTTAAATTGGGAACTTATGCAAAAGTAGAAAATGGCATCGTAAAAGAAGTCATTAAGGCAGATCAAGAATTTATTGATTCTGGCATTGTTGGTCATGGATGGGTACAAACTTCTTACAATACAAGAGGCGGTATCTATTACATTCCTGATAGCAATCCTCCAGAGCCAGATCCTGACCAATCAAAGGCTCTAAGAGCAAACTATGCTGGTATTGGCTATACATACGATTCAGTAAATGATGTATTTTATTCTGAAAGACCATTAGATATGAATGGTCAAGTATGTAATAGCTGGACTATTGGCGCTCCTACATGGTTATGGAATCCTCCTATTCCTTATCCTACAGATGGAAAAATGTACGGATGGGATGAGGCAACTCAATCCTGGGTAGAGATAGCTCCATAACAATAAGGTTTTAAAATGTCCGATCAATTCTTAGATCCGTACAAGTACGGAAAGTTAGTAGCTCAGTTTGAAGCAATGGAAAAAAAGATTGACACAATGGAGTCCGACATAAAAATGTTGGTCGCTATGGCTGAACGCTCTAAGGGTTCATTATGGGCATTAATGGGAGTAGCTTCTGTAGCTGGCGCATTTATTGCTTGGATTAGTAGTTTTATATTTCATAAGTAATGAAGCTGTATGACAATTGGAAAACAATTCTAAAAGAAGCCTGGTCGCTTAAGTTTTTATTAATAGCGCTTATTTTAGAATGTGTTTCAGTTATTTTGCCATTTTATACAGATGTCATTTCTAGGGAAACATTTACAGCTCTTATTATTATTTGCATTATTGGCTCTGGTATTTCTAGGGTGGTATATCAACATAATGTTTAAAAGATCCGATATAGCAGCTATTAGCCTATCTGCATCAGCTTTAGTTGCTATTGCACTACATGAGGGATATAGAGAAAATGCTTATTTACCCTTGGCTGGAGATAAGCCTACAATTGGTTTTGGAACTACATCTGGAGTTAAGTTGGGAGATCGCACTTCTCCAGAAAAAGCTCTCCAGGATGCTTTAAAGAATATTAACAATTTTGAGGGCGCATTAAAACAATGTGTAAAAGTGCCACTCACACAAGGAGAATACGATGCTTACATTAGTCTTTCTTACAATATTGGCTCTGGCAATTTTTGCAGCAGCACTTTGGTTAAAAAGCTCAACGGACAAGACTATGAAGGAGCGTGTCAAGAAATCCTTAGATGGGATAAATTCAAAGGCCAAAGACTTCCTGGACTAACTAAACGCAGACAGGAAGAATACATAAAATGCTCGACATCCTAATTTCCCCATTTGCTAGAATTATTGGTGTAATCGTGCTTGTAGGCGCTTTGTTTGGTGTTGGCTACTACAAGGGCTACTCAGGCGAAAAACAGCGCTTTGATACCTTTAAAGCTGATTTAGAGGCACAAGTAAAGGCACAAGAAGCAGTCAATGAATCCATCAAAAAACAACAAGATATTATCGGTAAATCTATAAGGTCTGATTATGAAAATAAGCTCAATTCTCTTAAGTCTTATTATGGTGGGATGCGCCAGCAGTCCAGTTCCAACGGCTTGTCCACCTTACCCAGTACCACCATCGGTCTTGATGGAAAAGCCACCAACCTTGAACTTACTTGCTCCTATACTACGCAACAATTAGTATCTCTACAGGAATGGATCGTAGAAGTTTCTAAAACTGGTCGGTAAGGCAGACATACCTAAATTCCTTAACTGGAATGTCGTAAAATAATTCCCCATTTTGAACTTCAAAGTTCTTAACTTCTATTATGGGGTGCTTCTTTGCAATATCAGCCCTACACCAATACGCATGGCCTAGATCTTGAGTTAGTGCAAAAAATAGAACAGGGAGATCTTGCTGAAATAGCTTATCTTTACGCTGTCCTATATGAATGGTGGGATAGTGGCAGTAAGCCCAGCTACGCACTTCAACTTCAACAAAGCCAACTGGATTTTCTCCTCTTAAAGCGATTAGATCAACTCCATACTCATTAGGGTTTGGGATGCAATTCAGTCCCCACTTCATCTTCATCCACTCGCTGACTGCTTTCCTCGCTGGTGGATCGTACTGGTCGTGTAGGCTCTGGCTGAATCTTTTTCTTGAAGATTGCATCATAGTTGGTTAAGTAAGCCTCAGT